TTAAAACGCGAGCTTATCGTTAAGCATGGCTACCTGCTCAGTGTTCAGATCTTCAATCCAGGACGCGTATATCTCGTATACCATCTGCGCGTTTTCGTGCCCCATCTGATTGGCTATAAAAGACGGGTTTGCGCCTGCGGACAAAAGCCAACATGCAAATGTGTGGCGTGTATGGTACGGATTACGGCGACGAATGCCAGCACGTTTTACACTGGCGTTCCATCTTGACCCGATACTGGACAATGAATAATAAGGCTTCTGCTTTCCCTTTGCTGGCCGGGGCATAAAAACGAAACGAAGTTGCTGCTTCTCCGTCAGGCCGTATTCTCGATGATAGAAAACGATCTCTGTTTCAGGAAACCCGGCTGTCAGCTTCTTTTGTTCTTTTAGGGCGTCCAGCGCTGGCGTTAGAAGCTGCAGTGTTCGGATGCCTGCCTGCGTCTTGGGTGGCCCAAACATCCCCAGGGTGTTCAGGTTCCTGGAGACGTTTACCGTACCCGCCTTGAGATCGATATCTTCCCATGCAAGCGCGGCGAGTTCACCATGCCTGAGCCCGGAATACACCGCGAACTTCCACATATTATGGCTCTGACCGCTCAAAGCTGACATGAGCTTCGCAAATTCCTCTCGCATCAGAGGATCCGGTTTGGTGTTGCTCTTCTGCAGCTTCTTGACGCCTTCAAATGCCTTGCTCTCAGTAAATCCAGACTTATAGGCAAAGCGCAGAAGAGAGCAAAGCAAAGAGATGTAATTATCGACCGTACGCACAGTGCGCCCGATTTTATTTGAGCGCCTGTCCAGAGGATACAGGGTTGAGCCATGCAGTAGCTCACTGCGGTAGCGAAGCACATCGTTATAGCTAATCTCCCTGATGACTGTACTCTTGCCTACGACCGCTTTAAGCGTTGATATCTGCGAGCCTGTTTTACGCAGGGTGTTTGCGCAGAGCTCAATTTCACGATTTTTTAGCCAGGTGTCAGCAAGCTCGCCGAACGTGTTTATAATGAGCGTTTTTTGAACGGCTTGCGCCTGCTTAGAGTCAGGAAAACGCGAGCGGTAATTGAACTGGCCGAGGTTGATCTCACTGACAATCAGCATACGCAGCTGACCCGCTTTTTTGATATTTGCAGGGGTGACAAGCCACCCCTTGAGTACTTCGCGACAACGCTTACCTTTATACATGAACCAGATCCGGATGCTTTGACCTCTTATCTCCACGCCCTTGGGCAAATCAGACATCCTATGCATCCTGAATCATTTGGTTGATCTTGGGGTAGTTGTACCAGGTAATGCCGCGCAATGTTTTTTCCCCTGATGGTGAGACGCGTTTAAAGTGCACGCCCTCAATCCAACACCCTTGACGATATTTTTCGATCTGACGGTTATCAAGGCCCGTTCTGGCAGTGAGCCTTTCCTCAACAACCCACTCTTCATTGAAAATTACTTGTGCCATATGAAGTACCTGGCGATCAGCACGAGTATAACTATGCTGATCGCACGTTGATGATATTTCGATATCAAGACATCCGGCCGGCGAGGGCACGCAGGCGTCGCGCACCGGTGATCGCCGTGGCCACGTAGCTGGTGCTGCGGTTTTCCACCTCAACTTTTATCTTGGCTCCGTCCACCAGCACTGTGTATTCGCTACTGGTAGCCCGGCTGGCGTAATCGCCGAACCGTTCTACATGACGGGCCAGCGCGGCATCGCAAGCCCGGCGCGCCAGCGGCGAATCTTTCCTGCTTCGGTTAATCAGTCTCATTCGGCACACTCCGGATCAAACACGTCCCAGCAGTTCCGCTCGATGTTCGCCAGCAGGCGGCGGTCTTCGACCTCGACCAACGGGCGGCCGGTCAGCTCTGCGATTTGCTGGTTGTTGTGCGTCTGCAGTAGGCGCAGTTCCTCAACGCTCCAGCGGGTTTGTTTCTCGCTCATCTCGTTGCCGGGAGGGTTGCCCTCCCGCCTCCCTTATCAGCTCACGTATTCCGGCTTCATATCCGCCAGGGTAATGGCGAACTGGTCATACAGCTCGTCGCCAAGGTGGCGCTTCGCCGCCGCAAGTGCTTGCTCGGCTTTGGCGAACTGCTCAGCAGCACCCGGCTCGCCGGGCTGGGGCAGGGAGTTGATCGCCGCCTCCACCTTGTTACGGGCATCGACCAGGTAGTAGCGCTTAACGGCTTTGTTTTTCAGCTCTGTAAACAGGGCGGATCCTAACGTCGCTTTAGCGGTTTCGATGTCGGCACGCAGAGCTTTAGCACCGTCCACGTCTTGAGCAGCCTCAATGCGATCCCGGAATTCATCCGCCATAGCATCGATGTTGGCGGCAGATTCCTGCGCGCTGTGCGTGGTAGTTACGGTGTCACCTTTAATATCAAACAGGCTGACGCGCTGAGCGGGTGCCGGGTTAATCTCTTTCTCTGCGCGCGGCTCCACCTCATCTGGGGTGTACACGCCCAGAACGACCGCAGGGCAGTACAGGCGCGCCCAATACTTGAGGGCCAGATACGCGATCTGCTGTTTAGGATTCGAAATCCACAGTGGAGAGTTACGTGTAATCACGCTGGACAGGAACACCGGTTCGCCCCAGGTGATCTCGCTTTCGCCGCGAATGACGGCACCCACACGAACCGATAGGCCCTGTTCGTCGGCGCTGGTCCAGCCGCGTACCATTTCTTTCTTGTCGTACGTCCCGCCGCCTTTCGCCGGCTTCTTCACAATCTCTTCGCGCATGCTTGCGCATTTCGACCAATCGCCCTCGTACTCATAGTGGAAGCGGCCCACAATGGCGTTTGAACTGGAGATCACCGCGTTAACCAGCTGGGCTTCGTAGCCAAGCACACCATTTACCAGATGCGTTTTCTGCGCCACTGCGTACGGGTTCATTCCCCATTGCATCGCCTGCATGATGATCGCCATGCAGTCAGCCGGATTACCTCTAAGGTGCTCAGGGACGGTAACGGCGGCCTGAGCCATAAGGCCAGCTACAGCCTGGAGCTGGGTTAATGCCTGCACATTGAAAATGGCGTTGTTGGCAGAAATAGTGTTGGGTGTCTGCTGCTCTGCTGTGATGATATTTGTGTTTTCCATCGTCATTCCCCTTATGCCTGAGTACGCAGCGCTTCAAGGCGGCGCAGGTCGAAGTCGTTCAGTTCGTCGGTGTAGTCTTCGGTGATCGGCGCGGGCCACTCGCCAGTGTCGAACGCGTTAGCGATGCGGTTCATGGTCTGGCGATACTCCAGCATGCCCAGCTCAATCAGTTCCTCGCTGGCCTCGACGATGGCGATCCAGTGGTAACCCTCGTCTTTGTTGACGAAAATCCAGAAGAACTGGTCCAGCGCCGCGGTGCTCATGTACATGGCCGCGCTGAGGTGATAATCGCGGTCGATGATTTCCCTGTGCAGACGGGCGCGCAGGCCGGACTGCTTAACGTTCCACATGCTGATAGTTTTCAGGTCAGCGCCGATACGCACCGCATCGATGTCAATTTCCACATCCGGGCGCACGCGGATTTCGAGGCCTGTCTCTTCGTCAATGCCGAAATAGCTGGTCTCTACGGCGCGGTTCGGGTGCGTCAGCAGCATGCCAGCGGTCGGGTGCGCCAGCAGCGCTGCCTGGATGTTCACCGCGGTGGCGTACTGCTGGCGGGTAACCAGAACTTTGCCTTCCGGGTTCTCGCGCCAGGCGTCCAGCAGCTCGTCGGCGAATACGGCATCCGGCTTAACGGATCTAACCGCCTGTATTAGATCCGTTTTGGTGCCGCCCACCTTCAGCGGCGCGGGCTTCTGAGCCTCCTGCGCAACAAGGTCAGGATTGACGATCGCCAACCGCTCCAGCAGTGCGTCACGGCTGCCGGTGGTCTTTACCGTAGCAGGCAGAGTGGCGTTGTACTCTTTGAGGCACGCCTTCATTGCTGCGGCGGTCTGCTTCTTATCGGCCTCGATGCGCTGGAACTCCTCCGGCAGCGCCATATAGCTCTCTGCGGTTTCGTCTACTGCTGCGCCCAGTGGCAGCGGCGCGGGCAGGGTGGCGTTATGGGCCTCCAGCAGCGCTTTGATATCTTCAGCGCTCAGCTGCGGCGGCAGACTTACGTTGTACTCGTCGATACAGGCGCGGATCGTCGCCGTGGTGGTGAGCGCGCCCTCCGGGATTTCCGGCTCGATGCTGAACTCGGTGGCCAGTGTCTCCGGCTGCAGCGCCAGCGCATGCACCAGGTTGCCCATGTCCAAAACCTTCGACCGCTCCTTCTGGATGATCTTAGAGATGTGGCGCGCTTCGAAATACATCAGGCTAACCCTGGCGTCTTTAACCATCGTGCTGCTGATGCCGTTCGCGGCGTGGTAAACGTCGTTCGGCAGGCCCTCATAACGACCCGACTCGAAGTAAGCTGGCCACTGTTGCGCGACAGCCTCTGGCTCGGGAATATCCGCTTCTGGTTCGATTACTGGCGTTTCTGGTTCGGTTTGAGGTAATTCCGGCTCATTATGGTTCAGAGGTTCGATATTCTGGTCCGGATCAGCAGCGACTTCGCGCGCCAGTTCAGGTGCGGCAGCGGCGAGGATATCCGCCGGGTTTACGCTGCCTGCTTGCGCAGCAGCTGCATCATCACCCTCGACCGCTGATACTTCAGCACCAACTTGCTTTTCGCTCTGGTCAGTCTCTTCCATCTGCACATTGCCAACGATCTCCACTTCCTGTTTTGCGACTTCATTTGAGGGGGTGGCCAGCAGGCCTTCGATGGAGAACACTCCACCGCCGAGGTTTGTTACTTCTGGCTGAGCGGTAGTGACGCGCTGGTGTGACTGCGCGGCTTCTGCAGCAGCTTTTCCGACAACTGCGTATTCTGTAGAGAGTGCGTCAAGGCTTTCCACCGGCTCGGTGCCCTTAATAACTCCGGCAACCACGGCCACGCTGTCTATCTGACGCGCAGCAGCGAGGATTTCGGTCTCAGGTTTATCATGCTTATATTCATTGAGCGTCGCGCTGATATAGCCAGTCATGCGATCCGGGAACGGTGTTATGCCTGAGGACGCTGCGCGGATAAGCGCAAAAATTGCAGCGCGCGAGTAATCCAGGATACCTGCTGTTTTGCGCAGTGCGGCGGACCACTCTTTCCACGGGCTTTCTTTTGCAGCAACGATGTTTTTAGCCCGGCGGTGAATAGAGCCGGGGATATTGTAGATATCAAAATCCATCGGCAGAGTTGCGCAGGCGATCTCAATATCCAGCGTGTCCAGCGTATGCTCATAGTCTGCATTACGGTCGGTTTTAATGCCGCCGCCAGCGTTCGTGCCTGTGTCGGTGCGCTGAATGGTTGAGACCCGGTTACCGCTGAGCCATTCCTTAACGATCAGACCGCGATCGATATGGTCTGTAGTTTTCCAGGCCTTTACGAACTGGAGCATCAAAGCCAATTCGGGGATCTTTTTGTCTGAGGGGAATACTCGTTTGACTGCGTCAGTGAGCCGCCACAGCTCAAAATCACGCAGATTTTTTAGACCTTCAACGTTTCCTGCAGCCAGCAGCAGGTTCTGCACATAGGAGTTATCAGTGTCCATCTCCAGCTGGCGCACGGCGGCCAGTTGCTCACTTTCTATGTGGTAAGCGTACTCCTTCTCGGTAATGAACTGTGCGAGCAGGCGCTGACGGAACGACAACGTAGCGACGGCGTGCAGCTCGGTCATATCTTTATCGCGAAATGCCTGTACGAGAGCCTGAGCCTGGGCCGCTTCTTCAGGCGTGGCTTCCTGCAGCTTTTCATCATCAGGTTCGCCGGTGCTGACGATTTCAGGGGCGGGCAGCTTGCCGCTGAGCCAGTCTTCCACCAGCTGGCTGCGATCCTCAGCTTTCACCCAGCCCGACATAAAAGCAGCCAGCAGCGCGGGTTCGTGTTCTTTAGCTTGCGGGAAAACGTCTTTAACGGCCTGCACCAGTTTCCACTCAGCATGAAGGCTGAGTTCGCTCATATCAGGAACATCATTTTTGGCCTGCAGCAGGTTCTGGAAATAAATATTTGCCTCATCCATCGCCAATTCGTTGGCTACGATCTGCTGCTCCTGGCTGATCTCCGATAGATATTTTTCACCCAACAGATGCACGGCGAAGCGGACAGCCGGGGTGCGATTTTCAAGCAGGGATGTGCTGCTGGCGTTTGCGGTATCAGTGGCGGTTACCGGCGCGGCAGGGAGATCCGCATCGCTGGTGGTCACCGGGGAGAGGGTGGTTTCATCCTGAGATGCGGCACCGGGGATCACGTTCCAGGTGCGGTGGTCATCGGCCAGCTGATAGCGATCGCACCAGGTAAAATCAACGGTACCTTCTTCCGGAAGGTCATTGACCACAGGAAAATCGGTGCGTATCGGCTTGGCGTAATCCTTACCGCGGCCAGTTTCGATGCCAGCTTCTTCCAGCTCAACATCGAGCGTCAGGGCGGCACGTGCTTCGGTTTTGGCGCTAAACCAGATAACGCCGTCAGGTTTTCCCGACTTCTGCGTTGCCTTGATTAAGTAGAAAAATTCCATGTCAGATCCTCATTTTTGGATGTAAGATCCCCGGGCCAGAGATAGCGCCCATTGGGTGAACTTTGGTTTGGTAAAAATTCCGGTGTACTTTGGTCGGTGGCACCGGACGTAGATCCCGCCTTGCGCGGGTTTACGTTAGCTTTCGTGGGCCATCTGGTCGTACGAAGCGCAACGAACAGAACAGTAATCACGTTGCTCGCGGTCCAGCTGCGCGCCGCGAATGAAGAGCAATACGTTTTTTACTTCTTTCCCTTCCTCAATTGGCTGGCAGCAGTACGCGCATTTGGTCGAGTTACACATCATCAACTCCTCATAAATGGACAGTGGTACCGGCCGGCACTTCATCGGCGCGGACAATTCTTTCCACCGGATAACAATTGCCTGCCACCTGCTGCTCAACTGCTGCCGCTTCACACTGGCGCTCGTTTTCATACACACCCAGCACCGCATCCTGAAAATCGCCGTTGGTCATGCCCACGGTCAGCACTAACGCGAAAAGCGTATTCATCAGTGCGTCCCCGCCGGTACCAGATGCGGCTCAATGTTGCGGGCGGCATACGGGCGGCGAATGTGACGCAGGTTGCCCTGCGGTTCATGCCAGTAAGTGCCATCGGTGTAGTTAAAAGAAACGAGCCATGCTGCGCCGGTGCGCTGGTTGCGCATTGGAACTGCCTTCCCGCTGTTTGGTACTGCCTGATTGGTAGTTGCCATCACATTTCCCCGGTCTTTCCCGGCGTCAGAACGTTTATTTAACCTGACAACGCTGCGCGTGTTGTCGATGTGATGAAGACTACAACCAAAAGTTCGACGTGTAAAGTGATAATGGAACCAATAGTTCTATTTGAGGGTGAAAAAAAGACACCTAAAAAGGTGCCCTGTTATAGAGGTCGTTGGGAAGAGCTATTTTTTCAGATCGTTCATTATGTCGAAAACATCGTTCTTAAGCAGATCCATTTCCTTCACCACGCCTCTTGTATGGATGATCAACCGAAGCTTTTCTGCTTCTGGCAGCTGATTGAATAGTGATAACAGTGTTTCCTCGCGTTCGTCGAGAATACGAGGCATTGCTGGAAGCCCATCACCATTATCGCCTTCACTTCCTGGCTCCATAAAGAACCAATACTCAGGCCTTCCTGTAACGGCAGATAGTCTCTTAAGTCGCTCGCCACTTGCAGCTGCAGCACCATTCGCCCATTTACGCACCGACGTATGGGAAAGCATCACGCGCCTAGCAAGGTCCGCCATGCTCCAGCCGTTTTCCTCCATCACTTGATGGATTCTTTTCGCAAATACAGGGTGAGGTGTTTTGTTCATATTTTTATTTTACAACCAATGGTTTTATAGTTCATCAGAACTATTGGTTTGATTTTTGTTGGAACCAAAAGTTTTAAATGCTATTCTCCAGACACCTTAAACGAACAATCAGGGCAATTAATGGACAACCAGCTTAAAGAAAAAATTAGCAGCCAGATGACGCAAGTAGGTATTGGCGAATGCTTTGGTATTTCATCCCAGGCCGTTGGTAAGTGGTTACGAAAAGGAAAAATCCCTCACGGTCGAATCTTGCCACTGTGTCGGATCCTTAACTGGCGAGTAACACCGCATGAAATCGATCCGGAAGCTTACCCCAACCCCACTGACGGTTTACCAAAGTAGGAGCATTAACGATGCAATCACTTACATATCATCAGAGTAACCCTTTTTTGCAGACAGCGATGATAAATCGCTCTCAAGCCAAAGAGCCGAACCATGTCGATATTCGCGACGCCGTTCGCGCCTGGGCAGCGGTTGCCGGGCAGGACGTCGTTGCTGCTCACATCGTGGATCAGTGGCGCAGCTGCGGCGGGGAAGGCATCGAGTTTCCGGCTGATATCAGCCGCGCCCGGCAGAAACTCTTCCGCTGGCTCGATAACCGTTTCGATACTGACGACTGCCGCGATCGGGTGCGCCAGCTGACGCCCGCTATTCTGGCCGTTCTGCCGCTGGAGCATCGCGGTTCGCTGGTGGGCGGCGACTGCAAGCTGACGCGCCTGGCTCATGCCGAAAAAGAAGTGGGAGAGGCAAAACGCGCGGTGCTGCTGGATGCGCCAAGGCATCAAAAATTGAAGGAAATGAGCGAGGGGATCGTGTCGATGTTTCGGCTTGAGCCCGATCTGGCCGGACCGCTGATGGCGATGGTTACGACAATGCTGGGGGCAGTATGACAGGCCTGAAAATGGTGAAAGCCGCGGTGCTAGAACACCAACGGCTTTCGGGTGCAAAAACTGAGCGTAATTGCGGAGAACAGTATGCCAAACATGGCTGAAGTTATCAATTTTCCGATGAAAACCGAGCAAGCAGGAGGTCCTATGGCCGACCTGTCCAACGGGTACACCAGGATCGCCAACGAGATTCAGAAGCTGAAGCCGCGCCTGCGCATGTCAGGCCGTGAATGGCAGTGCCTGGAAGCGGTGATCTGGCTGACCTACGGATGGAACAAGAAGCAGGACCGGGTTACGAATACCGTAATTTCTGGCCTGACCGGGCTGGCAGATACCCATGTTTCTGATGCGATCAGCTCTCTTGCTGAGCGTGGAATTATCTTCAGTAACAAGCAGGGCGTGATGAAAACTGTCGGTATAAATACTGACCTTTCTGCCTGGATTTTAGACAAACCGAAAACGGGAAAACTCTTCCCGAAAACGGGAAAATCCTTCCCGAAATCGGGAAAAACCTTCCCGGAAACGGTAGC